TAGTCATCGCTCTCTGCTTCGGCAGAGTACTTTCAACCTAACAGTAAGATGGAGTAGTCAATGAGCGTTACGCTCAATACGAAGGCATATACCTTCGATACCAACCCCACCCCAGACTCGGGGCGTCATGTCGGTCCGGCCCAGACCGCTTCTGTCAAAGATTACTTTGACCTCAAGCGGACTAAGGCCAAGCCGACGGCAACGTTCCCGGGCATGGTGCGTGCAAGCGTCAAGTTCGTCCGTACGGTCACTATTGGAAGTGAAACGTACGACGCATTCTTCGAAGGCAGCATTGCATATCCCGCTGGGACTGCAGATGCCGACGTCGATGCGTTGAGGGACGACGCTGGCGATTTCATCATCGCTAGCAACGGTGGTAATCTCTTCAAGAAGCATACAATCGTTCAGTAAGAGGCACATCGTCGTGTATAATAACGACTTTAGAGGTGGCGAACCTAAAAGGTACCACTTCGTCCTCAATCGCTGGGTCGTTGCGTCTATCATTCTGTTACTCACTTTGTTCGGTCGCGATTTTCTCGCTCCGATCATTCGTGCAGTTAACATCGTGACGGGTGCAATCGTTCCGGCGTTCTGATGTTTGGGTGCTGTCTTGGAGTTCCGGCATGCCGGAATCCCACTTGGATACATGTATCATCTTTCACCTTCATGTAAGGAGTTTGTAATGTCTACGTATGTTCACGTTTACCCTGTGTACGAGATGTACCTCAACCTTGGCAAAGATTCTTCGGGCTCAAAGCCTGAAGTAAATACAAAGTGTCGTATCTTCGACTTAACGTCGATGAATGCGGCGCTCTGTACTATCTCGGCGTCGATGTGGGGTCGTCTCCGTCCTACGTCGTTTCGCGTGAGGCCGATCATGGAAATTTCGAGTGATCGAAAATTCATGTTCGAGTTTTCTGCGACTTTTGACTTAGTACGTTGTCTTCTCGCGAAATCTAACCCTGAGGAGTTCGATCGGATGAATTTCCGACGTTTTCCTGAAGATAGAGATCAACAGAGGCGTTACAACCAGACACTGAACTGGCATTACCAGGGCTATAGCGTTGATGCTATAGTCTTGGAGGCCTTACTCAGTGGCTGGTACGTAGACCCTGACACGAGTATCCCAGTCTCTCGGACGGCTCGTTAACCCGTCCCCCTGGAGTGCCGATCATGATGAAAGGCAAAGTGAAGCGTCTCGCAGTTATGCGGGCCGCAAAACCTTCAGACGAGCTTTATGCCCGTCTATTGTCCAGGGTTCTGATCCGTTCGCAGAGCTCTCTTGGGCCCGAAACCTTTAACGCATGGCATGGTGCTGTGCGGGCGAGGAATTGGACTCAATTGATATCTCTGGCTGACTCCCTTGGCACTGTAGAACATGCCAGCGTACTTGATTGGTACGTGAAGGAGCAGTTGGTCGCATTGGTCAAGA